AATATTATAGCGGATGGCCGCCACGTGTGCGATGAGGATTGAGAGTTCTATAGAGACTTCTAGTATATAAGGGACCCCAGGACCCCAATTCATAGCACAGATTTGAGAGAGCTCAATCGGGGTACACCCTTCTTATTACGCATCTGCCACTAACATAACCTTCAGAGCGTTTCTAACTTACTTCAAATTCGCTCTCTATATAAACACGGTTACACTTACGTGATTAAACACAAGTTCTGGAAATAACCAAACTTATTCATCTTTCCTGAAACACTTTCGTCATATCCTTCTTGTTAACATACCCAGATATTGTATATGTATATATAAACCCAGTTTGTTATTGAAATAGTTGAACTCCTTTTCTGGTCTTTGTCAAACACATTCATGTTCTACTTCGCTGGCTTATTTTGTTGTTGAACCCAGATATTGTTCAACCCAGATATTATTAAACCCAGTTCCGCTGCGCGGCCATTTTTTCGTATATGGAATCTCAGTTAGCAAATCCTCCAAATGCGTTTAATTACATAGAGTCTCATAGAGACGAATATCAGCTGTCTCATGATCTAACTGAGATTATTCTTCAATTTCCTTCCACAGCTGCACAATTAACTGCAAGGCTCAATCGTAGCTGTATGAAGATAGACCATTGCGTCATCGAATACAGGCAACAAGTACCAATTAACGCAACTGGGTCTGTCATTGTAGAAATTCATGACAAAAGAATGACGGACAACGAATCCTTACAAGCATCATGGACGTTTCCCATAAGATGCAACATAGACCTCCATTATTTCTCATCGTCATTCTTTTCGTTAAAAGACCCAATTCCATGGAAATTATACTACAGAGTGTCAGATACAAATGTTCATCAGCGTACCCATTTTGCCAAATTCAAAGGCAAATTGAAATTGTCTACCGCTAAACACTCTGTAGATATACCCTTCCGGGCTCCCACGGTCAAAATTCATTCCAAACAGTTTTCGCACAAAGATGTTGATTTCTCGCATGTCGATTATGGACCGTGGGAAAGGAAAACCTTGAGGTCCACATCAATGTCCAGATTTGGGCTACCAGGCCCAATTGAATTAAAACCAGGTGAGTCATGGGCCTCAAGGAGCACTATTGGAAGGACTCACACGGAGACGGAGTCAGAAATACACCCATATAGAGAGCTTAATCGTCTAGGACCAAGCGTGCTAGACCCAGGTGATTCAGCATCACAGGTCGGGTTACAGAGGGCCCAATCAAATATAACGATGTCCATGGCCCAATTAAACGAGCTTGTTAGGACAACGGTGCAGGAGTGTATTAACAATAATTGTAATCCTTCACAACCAAAGTCATTGCAATAAAATTGCTTATTTTGATTAATTATGCATATGATCAACTTTAACGCCATTTTATTCATGTTTAACCCACATAATGAAGGTCATATGATACAAAAGTTGATGCCTTAGACATAGCATCGGAAATCCAACAATAATAAACTAAAATGGCGTTCTTGCTTATATTCGCGTAAACACCGTTACATGAGTCATGTTCAAGATCCTTAAATGTGGCCCAACAGTTGTAACGCCTATTAGAAATGGTTGCCGATCCTTCAAGATCGACCATAACACTGTCTTTCTCCACGGACAATACACGCTTCAAAACATGGCGAACGTAATAACGATCTTTCAAAGCGGGTGTAATAGCTAAGTTCCCATGACTGTGGATTCTTGCTCCAAATAGTTCATCAAATGTGTGTAAACCTCCAGAGGAGCTTAAATGTGGTTTGCGATCCACAACAATAACAAGAGAAAACACACCTTCTATCTTGGAACTTAGTCCGTCCATGTTGACATCAGCATGTACACGTTCAATTTTAACGGTTCCCTTAAATGATAAACGCTTCAACTTAATGTACGACCTGCTTCGGTTAGGTTCACTCTTACCAAGTACAGGGAAATTAATGAAAGTTGAAATAGCTGAATTATGGGTCATGACAAATTCAGGCCCATATTGATTTTCATGTATGCGTTGCGACGTCATCTTGGGGTCATCATGGGCTTTACTTGATGGGCCATTACGACGTTTCCCATCACTCCGTCTAACAAAAGTTGCACGCTTATTACCATGATTACGTGCAACAAATCGTCTTTGGGGATAAGATGACCCACGTCTAAACCTTGTAGGATACATAATTCAATCTACCTGTACAAAATAATAGGTTATTTTGGTTTTAATGTCAAAAGACGATTTAAAATATTAAACTATCGTCCATTATATAGAAAGGGCCGTTCAAAATAAGCGATAGTTTAACTCCACAGCTGAAATATAATTGGGCCACGTTCCACATAACGTACAATGTGTCAGAAACCTTATCGTTACGAAGACCGTTCAAAATAGACATGTGCGCCCAATTATTTCAAATTTCAAATTAAAGGTTTCACACAGAGATAAGAGTTATCCAACGGTGTTCAACGCGCCACGTCAAAGGAAGAGAGAGAGTGCGCCAAAGGGGAGCGGGGGATGGTCCCCAGCGCCAGGACTCCAAAAAATCGCGGCCATCCGGT